CAGCATTTATGGTGATTTTCTGGATCGAACCACCGTCCGTATACCAGAGATTTACATCCGGGGAGCCGCGCTCTTGCCGCACGGTTGCGCCGGGATCAAGAATCTGAAGGTAATAACCTTGCGTCGAAATGATCTGGTCAACCTGTTGTCCCGCTTGCTGATTCACCTGATCAATCTGCGTGGATGAGAGCGTTACGCCAACCCTGATTGCTCCGAAGTTCAGCGCCGCGGCAATGGGACCAGACACAAGCGCCGCGCGGATCAATCCGTATCCGGGAGCGTTGTAAGCCACACTTCCAACCGAAGTGAGCAATTGCATCAAGGTGACTTGGAACTGATCTCCCATCCAAATCGATCCAACGAGAGAATCAATCCACGGGAATTCTCCGGGCATGTTGGAATCGTAGAAGAATACGAAACCTTGATTGCGCGTGGAGAAAGCTCCGTAGAAGCTATACCCGTTGTCCAAAAGATTTTGACTGGTCTGATCATTCGCGCAACTTGGAAACAGCCCGTTTTGCTGAAGGAACGCGAGAGTAACGCGACCGTTGGTTTGCTGGAAGTTGATTGAAGCAATCGCGCCGGCAACGAAAATCGCGATGTTCTCCACCAGTTGAGCGAGCGTTGTTCCGGCCGGGATATTCACGCTGGGATCAGTCAATACCGCGGGATCTCCGCCGATACATGCAACCCCGTTATATTGAGCCGCAAGCGCCACAACTCCGAAGGGCTCCGTTGCCCCTTGAACGCTCGCTTGTGTATCGCTGTCCCAAGCGAGCCACAGATAGGAATTGTTTTGAGCGTTGAACCAAACCGCGAACGCTTCCTTCGTCGCAAGATCCGGTTCAAAGAGCGTGACCATCGAAGCCCAATTCTGAGAGCGGGCAACAGCGTTCGCCATTGCCGTCGCTGGAGTGTCCGCAACAACCCCTTGCGAGAGTAGCGCACCGGTTGCTTGAGTGAGGAGCAAGCCCGCGGCAATCCCGCTCGTTGCGAAACTCAGAGTCGAACCCGCGCCGGTTACTGTGTTCGTGAACACGAACTTGTTGATTGAAGCATTCCACGCAACGGTAAAACCGGGAGTTGTGAAAGCTGCGAGAATGAGCGCCGCGGCGTTGCTGAAGCTGGTAGCTCCAGAAAGATCGATGGAGCTGGAAGTAATCGGGGTTCCATCAACGCTGATCGTGAGCGTTCCCGGCGCAATCGCTTTGAGCTGAGTGAGCGTGACTCCAACGAAGCTCCCGGAATTCAAGAACGCAGCGCGATTCGCGGCGCTATAGGACGCGAACAGCATTGAAGAAGGATTGAGGGAAGCTCCCTTGTACCCCAAGAAATAAATAGCGGCCGCGGCCGCTTCCGGAGAGCTGATCCCAAAGAAATTCTGAACAGCCGTAACGCTCGCGAAACTCAAAACGTTTCCCGTTGGCATCAACAAGCTTTCAGTGAGGAACAAGCAATTGAAAACCAATCCGGCTCCGCCGGCGTTCACAACACCGGGGTTAATCCTTACGATTCGCGATGCGGGAATTGTCATTGTAGATCCTCAAAGAAGCTCGATTGCGTTTTTACTTCAAGTTCCGTTGCTGACTGTTGCGGAATAATAACAAGCGGATTATATTCTAAAGCGGCCGTCAATGCCCATCGATATTCGTATTGTTCCTCCCCTGTAACTAAAGGAAGCTGATGGGCATCCGAACAGTAAAGAGGCTTGATGCCCTCCGGATACTGATCCGGAGCGTAAGGGGATCTCCAAACACTCTCCACAGCCGCGGACCATTCGCCGGCCGCTGGTCCGTAAAAATCAATCTGAACGTCAAGCTGTTTCGAGTTTCCAATAGACGCTTGCTGAACTGTAGAATCCGAACTCTGGAGCTGTGTTGGAACATCCAGATTCTTGCGATTAATTTCGATCACTTTTACAAACGGTCCCGCGGGATTATCCCCCGGAATGGAAACCCGATTTACTTCCCCGCGAATGATCGGAGTGGGATTGTTCGGATTGATATTCGTCCCATCGAAATTCCCAACGAACGGTTGTAAAAATGCGATCACAGAAGTAATCACATCATCAATCGAAATGCTAGGAGAATATAACGTCATGGCGTTTGTTTCACGATACAGATTTTAGTCCACAACGGCCATGATTCGAGCACTTTTGTTGTCAGCCACAATCCAACGAACAGCGCCGGCACTCCGGGAGCCGCGGGAACAGTGATTAAATCCCCGCCTTTTGAATCCGGCCGGATCACGCCGGCGAGATTACCTTTCATGTAAATTGCGCGAACGGAGCCGGAGATATTCATCCCTTCCATCTTCTTCAAATCAACATTGTCGAGAGCTTGGATCTGAGCGGGACCAGTAATCGCCGGGTTATATTGTGGCTGTTGCCGACCGGCCGCTCCCAACGTTGAACCCGCGGAAGTTTGAAGCCTCACAATGATGTTCGGGTTAACCGTATTTGAAACCTGATTGGCAATCGTCCGGAGATCCATTTATCGTTTTACCTCATAGCCCACAGACGCGAGTTCGTGTCCAGTCCAAACCAGCGGTTTCGCTTGCGTCCCTGATGCCCCAGCTTCGCCGTTTGCGGCCGCATGCTGAGCGCTGACAACATCAGACGCGGTAATATCTCCCGGATTCGTCCAAAAGCGCTTGCGGAGGATCAGGGTTGTTGCAGATAGCGGAGGATCGTTGGTTTCAATGATTGATTGCTTGAGCGCGCCGGCGATATCTTCGCCCATCAACTTCAAGACTAACTTCCCATCGAAGTTTGTAGCTTTCGCGAGATTTGCCATCTTCGCGGGCCATCCGGGAGATTCTTTAGAAATCATGGTTCGGAACGCCGGCCGCGGAGGGGAAGGGAATTGCCCCTCATGCCCGAACTCATTCATAGCAGCCACAAATGCAACCGGAGTTCCATCGGGATAAGTTGCACCTTCAAGGAAGCCCACGCGAACAGTTCCCCCGCCCATTTTCTGAGCGATATCGGAAAGAACCTTGTTCACGTTCTGAGCAACGCTCAAACGGCGCATCTAGTAAACCCCAAATCTCCGAAGAGTTCGATTCACGAACGTTGGACGCGGGGAATAATGGAAGCCGCGGAGTGAACTGGTAGCCTGCCAAAATTCGCTTCCATAAGCTGACTGATTAAACCATTGCCCGTTATTCTGAGTTGCCGGCGCATAATCGAAGCTCGCGCTTACGCTTCCTTCGCTCGCGTCCGATATCCTTCCAACCGGCCGCGCTTGCCCATCAGCGCTGAGATCTCCAGCAAGATAGGCGATGTGAGCAACAAGCATGTTGAGGAGCCCCAGCCGCTTCTGAACGTCACAAACGGGACTATCAGGTTCATTGCTCAAGAACCGCGGCGCGCGGTAAGTAAAGAGCGCCGCATATCGCGCCGGGTTCGCGTTGTATGCAACAGTGAACTCCGGGAACATTGCAAGAAATATTCCCGGATTCCAAACAGCTATACCGTTCATGACTAATCCTTGTCAGACGCGGTTTTGACTCCGAACTCAGTTGAGCGCGCCGGCTCCAAGCCTGTTCGTTCTGTTTCACGATCGCGATAGACCTTCTCCACGGCATCCTCTGTTTTCGCTTCGAAGATTGCCCCAGACGCGAAAGGCTGAAACGGTCGTTCGGGATGATTGTTCCCAAGCTTCCACTTCGCCCAAAACTCAGCATCAACCGGCGTGGTGATATAGGGAACTTGGATCGGTTGCCCGTTCGTTCCCCGCTGAGCTGAGTTCAATCCGCGAACCGTCACAGTCTTTGCTGCATTGAGGGGATCTCTCAAAACGAGACTTATTGGGAGTCTCGAACCAATGATTACTGTTCTGCCTTCCGCCATTACATCCTCCATGAAATAAGGGGGAGCCGAAAGCTCCCCCGATTCCGTTCGCCTTCTGAACTACTGTACTACACACCAATTAGCGACGTGATGAAGATCGGCCGGAAGATCACCGTTCCCCATGTCCCCTGAGACTTCTTCTGTTTGAAGCTTGAAAGATCGATCTTCATTGGATGCGCGCGAAGCTTCTCAGTGAACGCGGTTGTTGCCGTCCGCTGTCCCTCAACTTCATCGGCGATCAACTGAACCAGTTCTCCCGCGGCCGTCGAATATTCCGGAGCTGTCTTCACAGTCAGATTCGGATAATTCTTCTTCAGAAGATCAGCAACGTTCACCTTGAACTCATTGGTGAACGTCATTGCAACTTCGCTGAGCGGGCTCATTGCAAGCGTGAACTTCTGATCAAGGGTAATCAAACCCTTCGCCTGTTTCTGAGCGTTGTAATACATCGCTTGGATATCAGCGAGCACTTCAAGAGCGGTCGCGTTGGGAACCCCTTGAGAAGTGATCCAAGCCGTTCCGCCCGCGGCTTTGATTGCCGGCGTGAGCGCTGGGAGAAGGTTCGGATCGTTCAGCAAGCCGTAATTCTGGAGACCAGCCACCCCAAAGAAGTAGCTCGCGTTCTGGAACTTGTTGAGCGTGAGGATGCTCGCCTTGTTCACCTGTGAAGCCCAATCGACCTTGCCCAAGCCGGCCATTTCAAGCTCAAGTTCACCCCATTGGGTGATCACTTGATAATGGTAGCTTTGACGCTCCGGGTAATTGGTATTCACGCCGGCGCGGCCATTCTCGTTGTAATCGCCGTAAGAGCTGGTTTCGCCAGTCGCTTCAACGGTGATAAACGTGGTGGTTTTCGTTGTCCAATCGCCCTTTTTGGTTTCCTGTCCAACGATCTCCGCGGCTTTCATCGGCGCAACGAGGATTTCAATAATCGCGGGATCAAGGAAGTTCGCCAACCATTGAGGAATGCCGGCGTTGCTCACCGTTACCAGCGCGGGTTGAGCATCCATCGCGAGAAGGGCTCCGCGTTCGTCAGTCTTCAGGAAATCCATGTTGGGTTGCCCCATGAAATGAACTCCAAGAAGTTTTTGCGCTGCTACTAGATCAGGATGCATGCTCGATTCCCCGTCTCTTGAATTTGTGAAGCACCGGCCGCGGCCGGGAAAAACTACTGTTTGTACGTCGAGATCTTGACCAGCGAACCAACCGCGCCGTCTCCCTGATTCGTGGGAGCAGCTTTCCAGCCGGAATCGATCCCGCCCAAAGTGGTGAACGCTTCGCTCGCGACATAAGCTGATGCCGGAGAGAACAATGTGTAGATCCCG